CAGACGTGTGCTCTTCCGATCTTCAATCCGAAGCCGTCGAGGGGCGGGATCCGACTGTAAAGGAGAAACAATATGGTAGACATCCTGCAGAGCACAGCAATCGTGCTCATCGCCGCATACATCATCATGAACGAGATCAGAAATTGGAGGAAGTAAGATGGAATATCAGGTTTACGCAATCAAGGATGAACTGGCAGGAACCTTCGGCAATCTCATGGTAGTCAACGATAAGGTGGCCGACCGGACGATGAAGTGGATAGCCCAGGAAATGGAAAAAGCAGACTGCGAGGATAAGCGCGTCTATCTGCTGGGCAGCTACGACAACGAAACCGGCCTGATCAGGCCGGAGCAGCTGCCTCATCTGAGCTACAATCTCGAACTCATGAAAAAGGAGCAGACAAATGGGAGTCAGAATCTTTAAGCCCTACGAGGACGAAAAACCTGTTGCGCTGCCGAACGAACCGGGAAACCGGTTTGAACCGGAGTACAAAGAGCGCTATGATGACCGCGGTCAACCGTACCTCGAAAAGGTCGGCGAGGTGGACACCTACGAAAAAATCCAGAGTTACAAAGACGAATGCGACGTTATGGCAATCCTGAGCCGGTACGCTGCAGGAGACGAGAGCGTTTTAGCAAAACCGGGTTGGTACATCGACACGAGCCGAATGCCGAAGACCTACACCGAATACATGAACCTGATGAAGGAGAAGCGAGAAGAGTTTAACCAGCTACCGCTCTCCATCCGTCAGGCGTTCGGCATGAACTTCGAAAACTGGATAGCAACGGCGGGCGAAAAAGAGTGGCTCGACAAAATGGACATCAAAATTCAGCAGGATGAACAAAAGAAGGACGATGCTGCCATTGAGACTGTTGTGCAGAAAGGAGAAAATGAGGAATGAACCGCAACGCTGAACAGCACTATTCTCAGGTGCCTCATGCAAACGTAAAGCGAGCAAGATTCAAAAGGGACTTTTCGCTCCTGACCACGATGAACGAAGGCGATCTCGTACCGATCTACTGTGATGAGGTGTTGCCAGCTGATACGGCAAAGATCGACCTGAATGCGCTAATGCGCATGAGTACGCCGCTGTATCCTGTTATGGATAACTGTTACTGTGATTTCTACTTCTTCTTCATTCCTGCACGTCTGCTCTGGGAGCACTTCGAAAACCTCATGGGCCAGAACGACTCTACCTTCTGGGCAGAGACCACGGAGTACACGACTCCGAAGACAACTGCACCAAAAAGCGGGTGGAACGTGGGAACGCTGGCAGATTACTTCGGCATACCAACCGGAGTAGAAAACCTTCAGGTGAACTCACTGCCGTTCCGCGCCTATGCCAAAGTGTGGAACGAATGGTTTAGAGACGAAAACCTGCAGCAGCCTGTCACGATGAGCAAGACGGACGCAACAACCGCAGGAAGCAACACCGGAACAAACCTCACGGACGCCGAAGCGGGGGGTCTGCCGCTGAAAGTGTGCAAGTACAAGGACTACTTCACGAGCTGCCTACCGAGCCCGCAAAAGGGCAAAGCTGTAAAGTTGCCGATGAGCGGAAACGCACCGGTGCTGGCATACCCCAAAGCAAACCGCGAAACTCCCGAAGATAGAAAATATCCTCAGGGTGCAATCAGCGGCTTGGAAAGCTACCCGGCACTGATGGGTGTAGTAGGAACAACACCGACAGGAAATGCATACCTCGGCGCGAGACTCGACCAGATAACCGCAGCAACCATCAACGAGCTCAGACAGGCCATCGCAGTACAGCACATCTTGGAGCGTGACGCACGAACCGGCACCCGGTACAAAGAATACCTTCAGGGAGCGTGGGGCGTGACGAGTCCTGATGCACGTCTCGACCGATCGGAATACATCGGCGGCTACAGACTGCCGATCAACATAAATCAGGTCATCCAGACATCGGCGACCAACACGACGAGCCCGCAGGGCAACACGGCAGCGTTCAGCATGACGACCATGTCCCGGAACATGGCAACGTACTCGGCAACGGAACATGGCTTTATCCTCGGTCTGGCAGCGGTGAGAGTTGATCACAGCTATCAGCAGGGCCTGTCTCGTATGTGGACGCGAAGCACTCGCTTCTCGTATTACGACCCGATGCTCGCAAACCTGGGTGAACAGGCTGTACTCAATCAGGAAATTTATGCACAGGGTAATGCGGTAGACGAAGAGGTCTTTGGCTATCAAGAAGCCTGGGCCGATTACAGATACCGAACCAACATGATCACCGGCGAGATGCGCAGCACATACGCTCAAACTCTGGATGCATGGCACTACGCGGACAAATACAAAGAGCTGCCGAAGCTCTCCAGCGACTGGATCAAAGAGGGTACAGAAAACATCGACAGAACTATTGCAGTGCAGAGCGAAAACAGCCGTCAGTTTATCTGCAACTTTTATTTCGACCAGACATGGACACGGGCAATGCCGATCTACAGCCTGCCTGGCCTTGATACGATCTAAGGGGGTGCAGCAATGTCACTCACCTTGATGGGCCTGATCAAAGGCGGTCTGACTATGGCAAGCACGTTAGCCAGCATCTACAGCACCATCAAAGGCAGCACTTCGAGCGCACGACAGCAAGGCACTATCCAAAACAGTATCCAGAGCGGCACGACGATGGGAACGACCGCACAGGATACTACAAGCACAGGCGGCAGCACTCAGACCGGCAACACGGGAGCACTGGGAAGCCTACTGTCAACAGCACTCGGCACGCCGACCGGGAACAACGCAGGAGCAGCCGCAGACTTTAACGCCGGACAGGTGCAGACAGCTAACAATCTGCAAAACGGTATGTGGAGCCTCGGCAACGTCATCAACCTCGGAAGTATGCTGGCATCCAACGCGATGAGTGCAGCGAGCCAAAGCAGCGCAATGCGATACAACTCCAAAGAGGCCAAAGCTCAAAGAGACTGGCAAGAGCGTATGAGCAGCACCAGCTATCAGAGAGGCGTAGCAGACCTCAAAGCAGCAGGGCTCAATCCGGTACTGGCAGCATACAACGGCTTCGGAGCACAGACGCCGTCGGGCGGTTACGGAAGCCTGGGCGGAGGTCAGACCTTCGGTCATACTCAGGCTATGGCAATACCGACGGCAAAAAATGCAACCATGCAAGCCATGTACGATTATGGCAACAACACAGCTCAAATCGTAGAAAACTATCAAAACGCCATCAACAGCGCAAAACAGTCATCGGACTACTGGACAGCCGAACACCTTGAGCAGATGCAGCAGCAGACCGTAAGCAGCAGCGCTCAGACCGTGGGTCAGCTGGCCGAAGCCGGTAGAAGCAGCAACGCTCAGACCTCGACCACCAGAGAAAACACCGACAGCAAACAGGTAAACGTAAGCGGTGAGCTGTCCGGCGAATGGACAAACAAAAAACAGGGCAGAAGATAGTTGACAAACACAGAAAAGAGGTGTATATTATGAGTGTACCAATCACACACTCAGCTACAGGAGGCTAACCATGAGAAGTCAAATCACAAAACGATTAAATATCAACCTGACGAAGAAAGAACAGACAGCACTGGAAAAACTGACAGAAGAATATGCAAACCGAAACTGGAAAACAAACACTTCAGACATCATCAGGGACGCTATCGTATACTACAGCGAAAAGATGACGGACTATAAAATTACAGCAGAGGCAATCAGCGAAGAGGAAGACTTACCCTTCTAAGAGACGATTTTGCCGGGGAGACCCGGCCAAATCTGCAACATTTATCCATAGGTTTTTTTGAGAAAGTGCTAAATTTTGTGTCAGTGGGCCCCATATAACATCAAGAAGGTTATATGGGGCCCACTGAGGAAAGGTGCAGCGAAACTATATGTCATGTACGAGACCGCTCGTCAGGATACCGACAAGCGACGGAGATTTCCGCGTAGTGAGCCTAAAAGGATACTTAAGCCACAGCGGTAAAAACCTCGAATTTATCGCAGACAAAGAGCGTCAAAATCTGAACGAAAAAAAAATCAAAGAGCTGCTGAAAGCTCAAGAAGCGCAGCTGCTACCATGCGGACAATGCCCGGGATGCAAAATGGCAGCAGCATCCAGCTGGGCAAACCGAATGGAGCTAGAGCTACCATACCATCAAAATGCGTGGTTCATCACGTTTACATACGATGATGATAATATACCATACAGGATGACATGGGACGAAGGAACAGGCGAGGTGCTGGTAGAAAATTACAGTCTCCGCTATGAAGATATGCAGAAGTTCTGGAAACGCCTCAGAAGGTACATGGAGTATCACAAGATAAA